CAGCCGTCGTGCCGGTCAGCTGCATGCGCTCGCGCTTCACGGTCGCGCTCGAAACGGTTAGTTCCTCGGCATCGAGACTGGTGCCGGTGCCTTCGGTGATGTCGATCGTGCTGTTCGCCACGTTATAACCCCAGATTCATGCGGCGCAGGCTGCGCCGGTTGCCCATGCGCCGGGGACCGGCGGGAATCCCACTGGCACGACTGGGCGTGACGACGGCATTTCGCGGTCGGCCTCGGTTCAGGTCTTCCTTGATGAGCGAAGCCAGCTCCATCTCCGCGACCTGCCGCAGCTTCAGCGAGGAGTTCAGCTCGCCGTAGAACTCCAGCCCGAAGACGACGGCCCACAGGGACAGCGCCCGGGGAAACCGGGTCGTGAAGGTGTTCTCGTCGGCGTCGTTGACCAGGTCTGCCGGGTAGGCCCAGCACACCATGCGCAGTCGGTAGGTGCTGCTGTCGGGCTTCGGCCGAAGCCGGATGCCTTCACCAAAGCGGAACCAACTGCACGGCAGGCCAGTGAGATCTGAGTCGCGGAACTCATAGCGCGCCTGCATGTCGGTATACTCGTCGAGCGGGGTCCAGTCGGAGGTCGGGGTCTCCCGGATCTCGATGAGTGCGATGTCCTTCGTCAGGCTATCGGGCAGCGCCATGTCGGCGTTGTCGGCCGTCGTCGCCCGGACGTAAGCCTTTTCCATCGACAGCCAGTTGTGCCGCGAGCAGAACATCTCGCGGATGGCGTCGTTGATCCAGTTATCGACCAGCTGGTAGCCGGTGCTGGAGGTGGGCACCCCCTCGCGGTCGAGCATGGCCAGGACACGGGTGCGGAGTTCGGAAAGTGTCGCCATGCGCCTCGAGGTGTACCGGCTTCAGAGCGGGAAAGAGGAGAACCGCCCGAGCGGCCGGCACGCCCGAGCACCCGACGGGGCGTGCGACAGCCCGCGCACGTCCCGGTGATGACTCTGCCAGGTACCGGCCCCTATGGCCGGCCCCAGTTCTTGATGATCTGGCGGATCTTCTCGCGATTCGCCCCGTACTTGTCCTGGTTCGACGCGGGCTGTTTCGAGACGTCCTTGCCTCGAACAATCTGCGCCACTGGGACCACCTGTCGGCTGCCGTACAGGCTCATCGGAGAGGGACCGCCCTTGATGGTGTCAGCCTGCTTCGGGGCTGGGACCAGACTTCCGGCTTGCGCCTTGCGACGCTGCGCCTGGAAGTCCTGCCCCGGCCCGTACAGACCGCCCTTCGGTAGGTCGGTGCCCTTTGTCATCAGGCCAGAACCGTGTTGATCGTGCCGACCGCGTCGGCGCTGCCGTATGGCTTCGCCTGGTCAGTGGCCGCCTGCGCAATCTTGCCGACGAATACCGGCTCAAGGATGGCGCTGACGTACCCGTTGGCCGTAGTCGCGGAACTGCCCTTCGTCGTCAACTCGATCACTACTTCTTCGCCGGGGTTGACCGACGTGTTGTTCAGCCCTGAAAACCGCTGGTACACGTCGCCGATTGCCTCGACCCCAGTTGGAATGGTCAGCGTCCCGACAGTTCGCGCGTTGGTATTGCTACCGACGGTTGGATACACCTTGCACGTGAAAACCACAGCCGTGGTGCTTGAGGTGACGGCAAGCAGGTTGCAAACAAGCCCGCGGACCACAGCGCCGGTCACTTGGATGCAGCGAAACACCACCGTGCCGTTCGTTGCGCCGCTGCCGAACGTCGTGGCACCGCCGCCGGTGCCGAGGGTGGCAGCAGTCGTGCCGACGCCCCACGCCGTGGGACTCTGGATTTCGATTCCTTCCTTCATCGCGATTACTCCTTCTCGCCAGGCTCAGTTTGAGGTGACGTGCACGATCCGGTTTTCCGGCTCGGACGCGCCGTACTCCCAGATGACCTTGTATCCTTCGATCGAGATCCAGCCCTGGCGACGGCGCAGACCGAGTTCGGTCGGCACGTCCTCGCGGATCTCGGCCGGCAGGGCGACAATGCGCTTTACCGTCTCGGACCCGAAGAACACGGCCTCGCCCTTGTAAGAGCTGGTGCCCATCGTGGATGTCAGGATGTGGTTGTCCTCGATGAACCTGACACCGTGGAACCGACCGATCTCACCAGCGAACAGACGCTCCGGGTCGCCGTACAAGCTGGCGTTGATGAAGTCGTCGTCCTTGCGGAGCATCGTCGCGAAGCCCGGCGAGCAGATGCACACGTAATTGCCGTCATCGTCGTAGGGCGGCACAGGCGATGCCGTGGTGCTGCCGTAGACGCCACTCTTGAGTGCCTCGACGATCTCAAGCACGTCCCAAACGCTGATGTGTCGAGTCGCTGTCGCCCCGGCGCTACCGCTAGTCCCCCAGGTCGCCGACGGATTCAAGGCATCGCCGACCGGCGTGAACTTGATCTTCGTCGCCTGGAACTGCGCGGCCGCAGCGCGATTCAGCACCTTGGCCATGTCGTTGACGATGCGTCGCTGGTTCAGGTTCTTCAGGTCGAACTTGCTGATACGCATCAGGTACTCGGTGTAGGGGATCGCATTGCCGTAGATCTTCAGCGAGACCTGGCTCTGGATGATCTTTCCCTGCGTATCGGGTACCGGCCCCTGCTCGGGGATGATGCCGCCCTCAGTGTCGAGGTTCAGCGACTTGTTGAAAAGCAGCGTTTCGCCCGCGTTTGCGCCAAACGCCTCGTCGGTGTCGCAGAACTGCACCCATCGCATGATGGGCTGAGCCTGATGGTGCAGGTCGAGCGACAGCTCCTGGTTGCTAAGGTATCCGCCGTAGTTACTGGAGCCACCGCCCCATTCCTGTCCTGCCACGCTACATGTGCCGCCTCGTGACTATCCTGTTCCGAATGTTGTTACGGGCCGCCCAGCCCGCTGCTTTCGCCCGCACCAATCAGGCGACCTTCGACCCGGCGCGTGGATACGCGCCCCGGAATGCGTTGCTAGTCCTGTCTGTCATCGCGGAGAGCCGGGCGCGTCGCGCCTCCAGCTCGTTGAGGGGGACATTGGCGTTCCCCATCCCGTAGGCGCCACCGGCAGGCATGCCCGCGGCTCGACGCTGGGAGTCCTCGTAGGCCGCCTGCTGCGACCAGATCTGACGCTCTTGGTACATCGACTGCCGCGTCCACTCGACGGCCGCCTGTACGCGCTGCTGGTAGGTCAGCTCGGGCCGATTCATATTCGCCCACTCAAGCATCTGCCCGACTTGCCACTCCCGGCCCTGCAGGTCGGGGTTCGCACCCAGCACTGACTGCGAATAGTGCGTGGCTTGAGCGATCGCCGAGTGCTGCGCGCGGTCGCGCTCCATCTCGGCCTTGATCTCGGCCTTCGTGGCTTCCTTGGTCGCCGCCTGGAACTCGCTAAACACCCGCAACGGGTTGCGGCCCAGCTCGTCCAAGAACCGGTCGTTGACCTGGGCCAGTTCGCCCACGCCGACTGCCGGTCGAGCCGGCTGCGCGGCCCGAGCCGCGAGTTCGCGCTCCTGCGCCAGGCGCGAGATGGCGGCTTGCTGCTGCGCCGTCTGGGCGCGCAGGTTGTTCAGTTCCGTCGCTACGGCCCCGAGGACCTGGTTTAGGTCCTGTCCCTGACCCTGCTCTGCCACTCTACATGGGCTGTCTCGTGACGTGTCCGGGTAGGAAAAGCATGGCGGTGCCTACGCCACGCGACGCTGCAGCAGCCGCTGCTGGGCTCTTTCACCCGCGGCCTGTGTTTCGTGCAGCTTCTTGATGAAGAGATTGATTTCCTGGAACTCGGCGTGCGCCTGATCCTGCGAGATCAGGTCCGACGCCTCGAGGAAGTCGTTCAGTGCCTGCTCGGCCATCTTGTCGAACATCGGCAGGATGCTGTCCTGCCAGTCGAGCGGGCACAGTACGGACGCGAAGTGCCGCAGACGCTCGTCGGCGTCCCGTGGAGCCTCGCCTACCACCTGCACGACCTTCGGCGGCCGGCCCCGACGCTTGGGGGGCTCGGCCACCGCGAACGCATCGCGGACGACTCGGGTCACCTTGTCGATAGCTATGATGTGCAGGCGCGCGTCCTTCCCGTCGAATCCGGCACCCGCGGCCACCCTGTGGATCTGGGCGACACGCTGCACCGCCAGCTGCTCAATGGCAGCCTCGGCCCAGGTCTTGGGCACCTTCGCCGAAGCCGTCTCGACAGCTTCTCGCCGGTCCATCAGGTCGCGGTAGTCCTTCGCCATCAGGACGTCTCGATGCCGTGAGACTTGGCCCTTTTGCTCGTAAGCACGCCAGTCGCCGCACCATAGCCGGCCTGGTTCGAGCCGCGCTTCCCGCGCGAGGCCACCGGCTGCACCGGCTTCAGGGCGTCGTGTACCGACGGCGCAGCTGCCCCGGTGTAGGTCTGGGGCTTGGTCGTGACGACGTCTCTCTCAGGATTGTGCTTGTGCATTACGCTCCCCTAGTACGGTTTCGCCCCATCGCGCTAGTCTACTGCTGCGACGAGCCGGAGATGTGGTAGCGCGACGGGGTCGGGGTCGGGGTCGGCTCGATGCAGCCGGACAGGATTAGGGCCAAGACAAGTAAACGCATCATCCGAATGTCTCCACTACGCAAGCTCCAGCAGCCCCGGCCCCGCCTGCGCCGCTAACGCATCCCGTTCCACCAGAAACACAACCGCCGCCGCCGCCGCCGCCGCCGCCGGGCGCACCGCCGGCACCGCCAGTTCCGCCGTTTATGCTGCCGCTGCCGCCTGCGCCGCCGCCGCCGCCGCCGCCGCCGTACCGTGTACTGGCTGAAGCGTTGGTTCCTGCGCCGCCAGCGGTGCCGTAGGTGGCCGCGCCGCCCGTACCCTTAGCCGCGCCAGACACGCAAGCATTGCTGCCGTCGCCGCCGGCATACGCCGACACGTTGTACCCGCCGCCGCCGGAGCCGCCCGCACCAGGCGCCAAGGCCGTCGCTGCAAAGGCGCTGGAGCCGCCACCTACGCAAACGGTCGTCGGGGACTGCCCTACGCCAGTTGCCGAGTTTGCTCCCGAGATGCCTACATACGGCGAACTCTTCCCACTAATACCGCCCAAGCCAGAGGTGTTCGTGCCGCCGTTGCCCGCCGAACCTCCATATGCGGTGACATACGACCCGAAAGTGCTATTGTTGCCGTCTGTCCCGATGGCGCCATCGGCAGCCCCCAAGGCCCCAGCGGCAGGGCCGCCTGCTGCGGATGCGGCGATAGTGACCGTGACCGTAGCCGTGAGGTCAGCAGCCGAGAACCAGTAGTCGGACACCCCGGAAGACCCGCCACCACTGCCACCGGCCGATGCGTTGCTGGTTCCTCGCCGTCCAGACCCGCCGCCACCGCCACCACCGATGCACCAAACATGCACGCTTTTTGCGTTGGCGGGCTTCGTCCAGGTGTTGCTTCCTGAAGTGTAGAACTGCACGTCCATCAGGCTGGACGACGAAGTGGCCGGCGTGGCCCATGTCCCGTCGCCGCGCCAGAACGTCGTCCCCGAGGCGCTGGTGCCGTTGCCCAGGTTCGTGACCGGCAGGTTCCCCGTGACGCCTGCCGCTAGACTGACCTGGCCGCAAGTCAGCGCGCCCGAGGCTGCGATGGCCGTGGCGTATCTGTTCGCGGCGCAACCGGCCGGGATCGCTGCTAGCGCGGTCGCCGTCGCGGCGTTGCCGGTCACGTCGCTCGGCTGCGTGCAGGAGAGCGTCCCGGCGGCGTCGATGCCCGTCGCGACAGTCGGCAGGGTGCAGGAGTTCGGCGTGATCGTAGTCCCGCTGCCGCCGCCCGAGTACCCGGACAACATCGCCGGCCACGCGGCGTTGATTCCCAGAATCAGGAACGCCAGCACGAAGCAAATCACCGCCGCGATGGCAAGGCCGACCTGCTCCGGGTTTATCTTTCGGCGAAACATCGCACCGTGGACGCCCCGCCAGATGCCTGGCAGGACAACTGCAGCGCACGGGCACTGCCGCCAAACGTGAACGAGCTGCTCGCGCCCAGGACGACGAACCCATAACTGCCAGACACACAGCCCGAGCAGCGGTGCGGGCAGACGTACACCTTGTTCGTCCCGTCGTTGTAGCAGGTTACCGCCCGCCAGCCGCCCGACGGGCCACTGGCTGTCGGGCAGTTCAGAAGCTCGGTGCTTGAGGTGGCGCACGACACGATCGCGCCGTCGGACGCCGTGCCCTGCTGGATGTACACCGGGTTGGGCTTGTCCGGCGTCTGCCCCCGCGCTGGGACGGCCCCGACCAGCAGGGCCGCCACCAGCGCAAGAACGCGAACCATTAGATCTCGTCGCCCGCCACAACGCCGATCACGCGGATCACTCCGCTGCCGATCGTCGCCGTGGTGCCGATCTTCAGCACGTTGTTCGCCGCGGCAAGCTGAATCCCGTTGTCGAGCTTGAACGGGTTGGACGCGAAGAACGTGTACGCAGTGCCAGCCGCGTCGGCCGCAGCCGCGATCCGGCCAAGGATGAGCAACGGAGTCGCCACGGCGTTGTCAACGATCGCCGGGCCGTCGCCTACCGTCGCGCCCGACAGAACCGTCGTCACGTAGGCGTACAGAAGCGCGTACTTCACCACGACAGTCTTGCCCGTTGCCGGCGTCCAAATGGTCGCCGCAGTGGTGCCGGTGAGAACGACACCCGTGTCCACCTTCTTCACGATCGAGAACGACTGCTTGCGGGCGAGTGCCCCCGAGTTGGTCCAGATGCTTGAGTTCGGCATTGTTCATTCCTTCCTGGGGAGGGCCTTTGTGCCACCCCTCCATGCCTGGATTACGCGCCGGCGGACCCGCGGTTGGGGCTGTTAGACGAGTTCGGTACCCATCGAGATGCAGGTGATCGCGAGAACACCCGCGCCGATGGTGGCGTTGAATTTGAGCGACAGGACCTTGTTCGCACCTGACGAGGCGATGCCCTGGCGCAGGTCTATCGTGATCTGATTGGTCACGCCGATAGCGGCCGACGCGGAAAACACCTGCACGTCGCCGATCACCGTGGTGTCGTCGAGCAACTGCAGAGACGTGCCCGACCCGGTGAACGCAGTCGTCACCAAGTAGGACAGCGCCAGCGACTTGACGACGAAACGCTTGCCAGTTGCGGGAGTCCAGAGCGTGAGCGACCCGGTGCCAGTGATCGTGCCGTTGACCGTCTTGAAGACGTTTGCGTAGCTCGCTGCTGCGAACGAACTATTCGAGCTGACCTTGACCGCGTCTGGCATTTTACATCATCCCCGGCATGGGTGGCCCCATGCCCTGCACCTGGTTCGTGATCTCTTGCGGGCTGTTCGGCTGGGGGGAACCAGGAGGCGCTTGCGGCGGCTCCGGCGGAACGTCACGTGTAGGACCGGCTCCACCGCCCTGGTCCCCCCCTTGCCCCTGCATCGCCTGCTGAGCCTGCATCTGCTGCACGAGCATCTGCATCTCCTCGGGCGACTCCGGCTCCCCAATGTCCTTCGGGTCGATGCCCATCAGGCGCGCGATGCCATAGAACAGTTGCATCGGGCCGTTCGGCATGGGGATGCCCATCTGCGTGCCCATCTGCGCGAGCTGCATGCGTTTCTGCACCTGCTCGTCGCGGGTCAGGATCATGGAGATCCCGCGGGCTTTCACCTTGAACGGCGCCGACAACACCCGGTAACGCAGGATCGGGTCCGAGAGGTTCTGCGGCGCACCCTCCTGGGCCATGATCGCCTGCATCTCGGGGTCCGACGTGTCGCTCAGGAACTGCATCGTCAGCTCGTAGGCCAGCTGTACCGCCGGCTCGAGGTCGCGGCTCTCAAGCGTGCGCGCCAGGTTCTCGACGTTCTCCTGGCCGCCCTGCATCGCCGACTTGATCTCGAACGCCGTCGGTCGGCCCTTCGATGTCGGCTTGCCGGCCATCAGGTCCTGCATGCCCGTCGCGTCGGTAATGCCCTGCTGCAGCCATTGGATCACCGGCCAGGCGTCGTTCGGCACCGACTGGATACGCACCTGCTCAGCGGCACCGTCTCGCCCTCTGATCAGCATGCCGGGGTGCACCGACTCAAACTCGAACGGCTCGTCAAGTTTCGCGTTGTCCACGCGAACGATCGGCAGGACCGACAAGGTCGTCGAGTCGAGGATCTCGTTCGCCAGGTTGTTCAGCTCGATCTGCATGGTCGCAGCAGCCGCCACCATCGACCGGCCCCACAGGCGCCCGCGCACCGCGATCGGCGTCGTCCAGATGTACGGCTTCTTCCCGGTGTAGAGCGGGTTCGGGCTGCAGGCGATGATCGTCCGCTTGTTGGCGACGACCACCTTCCAGTTCTGCAGCGCCAGGCGTCCATCCCGCGAGTACAGGTTGCCGTGGTAGATCTGCAGCAGATGCCGCTTGCGGGCCGGGCCGGAGCCCTGGAACGCTAGCCCGGTCTCGCGCGATCGGTAGTCCGTCTCGAGGTCGAAGCTGACCGGCGAGCCGATGTTATCCACCGAGTCGTAGACACCCGACAGGGCGCCGTCGCGCAGCTCCTCCTCATCGACCGCCACCTCTTCCACCACCCACCGGCAGTCGTCAAAGGTGCGGGCATACGGGTCGGGGTACATCGACAGCAGCGGGACCTGCTTGATCTTCAGACCGTTGCGCGGCCGCGGAGTGGACTGCACGATCGGGAACGTCATCGGCATGCCAGTCATCGGGTCCATCTGACCCGTCGGCATATCGACCACCTGGGGTCCCCGCTCGATCCAGTCGTCCCAGTAGACCTTCAAGCAGCCCGAGCCGAAGAGGAAGCCCTCCTCGAGCGCCCGCATGTACTCGTCCACGAACCGGGCGCGCTCGAGCTGGTAGCGCATGATCTTCTCGAGGAACCGCACCTGCGCCGACGCATATTGGAACGTCGGGTACTCCTCGAGGATAAACCACCCCGGCGCGTCAAGCAGGGCACCCTTCACCAGGCTCTTCGCCAGTTCGATCTTGTTGAAGATCAGCGGGACGAAAATGTCGGCCTGCCAGTCGGCCTTTGCACCGGAGTCGAGCGGACGACGGTTATGGTAGAGGTCCGTGTAGCCGCGCCACTCGGCCTCCAGCGGTCGCCGCGCGTCACGGCAAGCCGCCACGCACTGCTGCACCCAGTCGATGATCCCGGCGTCGGTCAGCTTGCCGACGGCCTCGGGGTCCACGAGGCCGGGAAGCTCCTCGGGATTCCCCATCGACAGCCAGTTCGGCCGCGGGAACGGGTTGGTCGGCGACGCCTGATCGGACGAGCCCTGTCCCTGCGGTCCGCTCCCCGGAGCAAATTCCATCTATCGCCCCGGCAGCATCGCGTGCACCAGCGCCCGCTGCAACGGTGTCAGTGCCTGCAGATCGACCGTGCCGGGCTGCGGGCCGTAACTGGGCGGGGCAGGGGACAAGGTCGGTGTGGTGAATGCCTGCAACACCGGCGGCGCATATGCCGGACGCAACCTCTCGGCAACTCGGTCTGCTACCATCGAGATAAAGTCCTCGGTCATGGCCGAAACAGGTGATGCCGCAGGGGCTGGCTGCACCGCTGACAAGATCCACGCGACGAACTCGTCCTGGTCGGGCACCTCGAGCTTGCCCCGAATCGCTGCCAGCACGCCGGGCGCCATGATGACCGAGCGCATCTGGTCGCGCTCGGCTGCATAGGTGTCCGTCGCGTCGGCGTACCCGCGGGCCTGCGCCTCGTGCAGCCAAGTACGCAGCTGCACGCCTCCGACTACAACAAGCCCGAGCCGTTGCGCCTCTTGTTCCAGCTGGACCGGTAGCCCATCGGGGCGCCGTTGCGCATCGTCAGGCCGCGGGTGCTTGCGCGGACGTCCCCGCTTAGCTTTGGGCGGCGATAGCTGTCCGCCAGGCTGCTCCCCCGGTACACCGACGGGTCCGTGTCGTACTGGAACCGCCGGTACGACAGCCCCGGGTAGATCGCCAGATAGCGTAGGCAATCCACGAAGTCTTTCGACTTCTGCTTGTAGTGCCAAGCCTTCGTCATCTTGTGCGGGTCCCAAATGAACGTCTGCAGAGCCCATAGCGGTCCCTCCTTCATCAAAGCCACGCTGCGCGTGAAGCGCAGCTTGGGGATCGCCTTGTCGGCGACCGGGTTATACCGCGGCATCAGCCAGTCCCGCAGCACGGCAATGTCGGCGTCCATCGTGTCTGACAGCTGAATCGAAGGCACGTACTGCAGCCCGAACTGCCGAAACCGATCAAAAAACGTCTCGCGCGTCTCCATGTCAATTTGGAACGCCCCACCTCGAGCGTCCATGATCGCCAAGTCGGGCTCGTGCGGCAGCATCTTGCGCTCGCTGCGTACACCCTTGGCCATCTCGGAGAACGCCCCAGGCGGCACCTTCGCCGCCCAGCAGACGTACCAGTAGTCATCCGGGTCCACGGTCGCCCAGATCACGTGCAGGCCGCGGCGCCCCGATGGGTCGCAAACCTCGACGATCGGCCAAGAGTTCGGGTTGGTCATGGGCGCATCCTCCCTCGATCAAGTTCTCTTCGATAGATCGGATTGGTCCTCCGGGCGCAGCTGGCGCAGTACATCAACGCCCAGCGCACCATCCGATGGCACCGCGGACACTCGTGTGGAACGGGCTTCTCCGGCCGGATCGGGATCACGCGACCTACCAAAGGTCCCCGATCACATGCAGCTGGTCGGACACCGTCCCAAACGCCAAGTCGCTCGAGTTGAAGAACTCCCCGCGCTCTCGGACGGCTCGCTCCTCGGGCGGCAATGACGCCAGGTACCCCAGAATGTAGGCGTGCGGCAGGTACCCGCCGAAGCAGTCCTGGCAATTGTCGTGCATTCGCCCGCCGTACACGTCCGCAAAATCGTGCATGGGGTCGTCCTCGTCCTCGGCCGGCTTCACGATCGTGTCCCGCATCCACGCCTCGCGCAGTGGGGTCGCCGTGATCCAGATCCACCCCTTCTTAGCGATCGTGCCGCGCCGAACCGCGTTGAACACCGCCTGCGGTGGCGGCTCGTCAAACCACACGCCGTCCCACACCGGACCCTCAAAAGACGCCGGGTCCTGCTCGTAGGACTGGATGTGCACCTCCGCGCCGCTGCGCAGGTAGAAAAGCTCAGGCAATTTCGTCCCGGGGTTCTTTTTCGGCGCCCGAGCCTGCATCTCGGTCGTCAAATACTCCGCCAGCTTCGGCAGGATCGTCTTCGCGATCACCGTCTGGAACGACTCGGCCACGATCAGGTACCGCTGCCCGCGGCAGTCTAGCCGGTCCCAGGACACAGGAGTCGTCCCGCCAAGCGATGACGGCAGGCACCCGAGCGCCGACGACAGGAGCTTGATCGCCCCGGACGTCGTCTTGCCCATCTGGTTCCCGCCGATCACCAAGACAATCTGCTTTTCCGATCGGAACCACGGCTCCTGGTGCTTCAACGGCTTGAACAGCGTGAACCGGCCCCGGCGCTGCGTGTCGGCCAGGACTCCCGCATGCCGTTGCTTCAGCGCCGCCAGCTGCTCGCGGGTCAGCCCCGAGAGGTCGTCGGCGCTCACTGCGGCAAGATACGCGGCGTCGGCGTCAAGATCGTCGGCCGGTCCACCATCGTGATCCCGAGGACCTTCGCCATGAAAGCCGGGTCCGCTGTCATCCGCAGCTTCGGGTGCATCGTCTGCAGGATCGCCAGGATGATCCCGAGCGCCTCGCCCAGCGCGTGCACCTGCTGCCCAATAGGCAACCCGTTGCCCACCTCGAGCAACCCTTTCAGCCCTACCACTTCTCGCTCGAGCAGCTCGAGCTTGTCCTTCAGCGCAACTTCGTCGGCATTCATCCCGCCGGCATCCCACCAGCACGCCGGACCCGCAACGCACTTTTTTGCCGCCGCTTCGCCGGCAGGGCCATCCGATTGTTCAGGCTAGTCCCGCCCGTGCCCCAGTTCAGCGCAACAAACGTCCGGCGCTTGGCCCGGACCTCGTCCACAAAGTCCTGCACCAGCTCATGCTCGACGCCCAAATGGTCGCACACCGCCCGAAACGACACCGAACCAGCCTCCGGCGTCACCCCAAGCACCCAGTCCTCCGCACACTGGTAAATCTCAGGACTCGCATGCCCAGGCGCCGACAATGCAGCCGACCGCCCCTGGCGCTTGCGCCGGCCCCCATGCCACAGCGCAATGTCCTGCAGCGCCCGCTCCAGCACAGCCAGCCATAGAGCATGCTCGCCTCGGAAAAACGGCCGCTCCTTCTTCAACCCAACGTAGTACAGGTGCTGGTCCTGCACCTGCTCGACCGCCTGCCACTGCCGCCGCACAGTCGCCAATCCGCAACCACCACTTCTCCCACCATCTACCCGACCAGTCGGTCGAATCGACCGTTCGCTTCGGAATCCGACTGACTATTATCCCCCGCCAGTCCTCAGCTTTTCAAAAAACTGACTTGCGCGATAAACCGAAATCCCCCCTGTGTACCCCCCTGTCACCTCCCGTGCATCACCGGGACTCCCGGAACCCCCCTCGTGAAGCCCCGGCGCCAGGAACCGGATGTAGTCTACCTTGAGGTGGGATGGGAATGGGTGGTACGGGTACTCCAAGGGGACCCAATCAGGAGGCCAGGAATACAGAGCCGACACTAACCGTCGGCTTCCGTCTGCTGCCTGTCTGCTGCGCTCCCTCCGACAACGCCGGTGCCCTTGGCTGTGCCTGTGCCTGTGCCTGCCTCGGTAGGTTCGGTGGGGTCGGTGGAACCGTTTGTTGCGGTGTGGGGCACCTTGTCTTCCGGGGTGGTGATGTCCACGGTGTTGCGCCGTTCCATCTCCCGGTCGATGCGCAGGATCTCCCGAGCCAGGGCCTCCGCTTTTTCGGGGGACAGGTCAGCCGGCGCCTGCCCGCCGTAGGCTAGCTCGCCCCACTGCCTGCTCTTGTCTGCCATCGTCCCGGCGATGTAAGCCGCGTCCTTCGCGCTGACCGGCATGCGGATCGGA